AAGTAAAGTAATTAAAATTTAGAAAATTAATAAAACTAAATATGGTTACGGAAACCCGGAAAACCGTAAAGTTTTCTATAGACAAGCTGTGGCCGGGTGCATAACAGCTTTATAAAGGGTGGTGGTACTACTTGCGGGAACGGGCGCGTGATCGTGAACGCGAATTACGCGGGGTTCTCTGGTTGCTCCGAGAAGGCCTACCCTGAGGGGCGCTGGCAGGAGGTCCGTTATTGGTGTAGGTGGGAAGCTGTGAAGGAGCTGCTGCTTGCTTCACCGCAAGTTTATTGACATTGGCGCTCAATTGGGCAATCTGTTTTTCAACACGGTTGCCATTGTTGTTGTTACCATTCGTGCGACGGTTGTTGTTGTTGTTGTTGTTCTGAGGTCGGACGAAGTTATGTGCCTTGTTCATGGCGCGAGACTTTTCTTTGTTACCACCGAACAAGTCTTTTAACCATGAGACAGCAGTGGGTATGAATTTAAGCGCAGTAGAGGCAATGGAAGCTAAGTCGTTCGCTGAGGCAGGGAGCGAGTCTGGTCGTGCATGCATGATGCCAACAGCCATTCGAATGGCGTCGGGATCAGGCAACGGCAGTGTTCTTTGGAAAGTCACGAGAGACGATGTTGGTTTTGGCTGGACCTCAAGACCAAGGATGGATTTCACTGTTACATAGGGCACTGAAGTTAATGTGATACCCGTCACTGTAGGAACAGTCAAACCCTCAAACAGGGTCATAGACCAATCTAGTGAGCCCCATTGGACCTCAGCTGATGAAGGCGAGACGGTAAGGCCAGGCTCTGATGAAAATAGCGGAACGAATGTTGTGACACCAGAGCTGCCAATGAAGCGGAGGAAAGAAAGGATCAAGCCAGCAGGTGAAGAGGCAACAACCGGACCAGCGTTGTAAACACTGTTCCAGGTCATGACCTCATCTTCTTGTTGCTGGACGACAAATGACCCTTCCTTAGCTGGCCTAGTGGCTGCTTTCGGTGACAACGTCATAAGTTGACTCGCACTAACAGGGAGCGCGGTATTGTAATAAAGTGTGTTCGAGAAAGGCAGTGTGCCACCACTAAAGGCAGTGTTGGTACCAAAATCAACAAATTGGTAACCAAACACGGCAGATGGCGCTTTAGGGTCGACAAGTTCGAAATCATCGGTGTAGCGGATCTTCTCTCCTTCTCGACGACCGGCATTATAGGTGCCCATCGACACTCTGATTGCTTGCGAAAGGGACTTGTGTGAGTCACCACTCAAAGTGGACAGATAGGATAACAAATTCTGGCCCTGAACAATGTCAGGTTTAAATTTTGCTGTGGTGACCGTGCCCTGATTGTTGAAGTCTGTCGCATTCAAATAATAGGTGGAAGACTTGTACGTTTGACGGAAGGAGCCCACATCTTGAGCCCAGTTATTGAAATTGTAGCCGGAGAGGTTGGTCGACTGTGTGGCCACTTGCGTGACAGTCGGTTGTGTTGATGCTATCGCGACCTGATTAACAGGCTGCACCCACCCGGCTACAGACAAAGTAGGAGAGGCTAGCCAGTGGAACACATAGTTGGACACTACAGCACCACTGGTTTGGAGGAAAAGCATGGACGACGGATTGGCAGTGCCGATCGCGGAGGCAGATACAGGGAACGAAATGATTGGTGGCATGTTGACCTCGCATTTGAGTTCCATGAGGACAGCATTTGGTTGTGAACAGTCCGGTCGACCGAGGTATTCTCCAGTCATAGGCGAAGGAGGATGCGTGACCTTGTTGACATAGCAAGCCCCAGCTGCAGTACCGGCCTTGATCGTGACCCCCTGTATCGTACCAATGGTTTTATCGTCGGACATAATGGGTGACTGAATGACGTGTTGTTATTACTTGTTTATTAAAATAAATAAAATATAATTTAAAAATAAAATTTATAAAGTTAAAATTAAAATTAAAATTTAAAATTAAAATCAAAGAAACGCTCAAGATCGAAAACTAGAATATCAATAATAATATATGATTATCTGAGCAAAAGGTAGAAGTGCTCAGAGCTGTAACGACTCCATATTGTGGAGTGTCAAGGTGGAGAATTTGACGTTTCGGCTGTCTTTGATGAAGTAGAAAAGACTGATAGCATCTTCGACCGAGACCTTTCCATTTCCAAACACCTGTGAATAGTAGGCGGCGCAGACACTCGCGCCAACGCGAAGCTGAGCCTCGTTTCGGACCGCTGCACACCTCTCCTGCAATGACATCACCACTTCTTTGAAATGCTCCTCGTCACGGTACATCTTATCGAGAAACTTGGCTGCATATCTATAAACGTCCGGAAAGAGCCCTTCATCAGTCAAGAACCATCCTGCAAATTCTCCGATGGGGCTATTGTGCAACTTCAACTTGTGACCAGTGTATCCGAGAATATCATTGGCTTTATGACTAAGCACACAACTGCGGCATGCAATTACTGAGTCATCGCCTTTAAACATAGCATATTGCATATCCCTGACCTCAAATATAGAAAAACACAAAGCCATGTTGCCGAGCGTGTTTTCGCATATGGTGAATGGATTACCGGAGAACTGTTTTTCTCTCCCGGATAGGGTGACATTACCAAAAGCCGTCATATACGTCATTATCCAATCATCACGAAAAAGTTTGTAATCCTCGACGAGCGGTTTGGGACAACCCATATACCGTAGTAATGTGCAAGTGAACTCCGTGAAACACCCGCGCCATGATGCATCCCACTCTGAGAAATCGTTACAAGTGAAGTTCGTCGCATTCGGGTGTTTCTGGAACAGTGATGTGCAAGTAGCATTCAACCCTGCATCGGAGTCATGTGTGGCGAGGATGACATCACGATTGTTGTTGCGAAGCACTTCTCGCATGCGGTCAAGAAGACCACGTGCGTAACCGCAGAATAACACGTTAATTCTTTTCGATGTCGCTGCGACACCTTGCCCCACTTTGTCGCTAGTGTCAAATCCTTCTTTCGGGTCAAACTTGGTCTGTCTCTTGTTAAAGAAACCAAGCCGCTCTCGACCTATCTCAAACGGTTTCTTGAGATCCTCATAAGCTGCAGGGTTGGTATTGATCTTGAGCTGGAGGGCTTCCATATACTCTCCTTGACGTTGAGCTAGAAACTCGGGAGAGACATGGAGGTCACGTTTCAGCCGTCTTACGGAGTGCTCGTTTCCGTAGAGGGCTTTACATAGGCCTCCCATCAGCTCCTGAGTAGTGTAGGCGTCAGAGCGTGGGTCACGTTTAGCGGGATAGCCCCTGGCGTAGCGTTTCACCAGGGTCTGGACAGCTTCAAGATTATTATTAGACAATTGATGTTTCGCAAACCGATTGCTAGTGAGCCGGTAGCAAGGTGTAGTCTTACCGGAGGGTCGCAATGCATCGGTAGGTGCGCTCAGTGTTCCACATTCCACAGGTGCTATATCGAGCTTGGCCACCCCTATATTCAGGCAGTCAGGGTCGTTAGCTGGTGAAAGTGTCCCTTTCAGTATAGTTTCAGCGTGGTGCTGAGTCGTCGTTCCTTTGGCGAGACCAGTTGCTACGGTGACAGGCATCTCAGACTCATTAGGCAGAATGACCTGGTGAAAGTTATACACGTTACTGATCTCCTCAAAAGTCATCATGTTAGAGCCATGTATATTATAGTACTTGGCTATATAATCAAAGTCACCGGTGACGACAAGTTGTCGCTCCGCTCTAGTCACCGCCGTGTAGATATATTTAGGACGATTGGCCAGCTGACTCATAACAGATGCTGAGTCAACATAAAAGACCACAACCGCATCGCGTGATCCAGTGTAGGTGGTGATGGTAGAGGCATTGATCCCCTTGGCACGAAGTTTGGCGGCAGATTCGCCATTGAAGCAGATAACCTTAATTTTTGTCCCACTGAATTTCTCGATGGACTCACGGCAAAATGCGAACGCTTTAGTCACGCTGCTATGCGAACGGATATTCATTGAGTGTTTTCGGTTAAGAGCATCAGTCACATCAAGTGGAACTTTGTACACATCACAGATGTTGTTACCAACCCCGTAGTTCTCCAACGTCTTAAGACAACGATTCCCA